TGGTCGGTAGCTTCCATATTATAAGCAGCATTATAATCTGATAATTCATTAAAAAGATAAACACTATTGGATGTTTGTCCATCTCCAGATTCTTCTAATAAAATACTTCCTGTATCATCTTCTAATTTAGTTTTGACCTCATTTACAGTTGTTTGAGAGGCAGAATCTAAAAATTTTCCACCAGCACTATCATCAACAGCTTCCTCTAAAAGTAAATCACCAGAACCACTTCCTGTAATTGTTCCTTCTTCTAATTCAACATGAATATCAACACTTCCTGTTTCTGGAGCAAAGCCACCACCTACAATAGCAACTTTTGCTTCAGCGCTTCCTGAACTAAATGTTAATGTGTCGCCTTCTTCATATCCTGTACCAGCCGCATTGACAATAACTTCAGATACTCCTGCACCAGAAATATCTAAAATCTGTACTCTTCCACCAGCGCCTGCACCACCAGATAGTGTCGCTTCATCTCCAACAGTTAATGTACTTCCATCATTTGTAATTGAGGTGGTTGAAAGAGATTGACTTGTGGTCATTTTAACAATTACTTCACCATCAATATTACTTGTACCTGAAATAATTTGTCCAGTTACGAAAGTTCCTGTTGTTGTTTCAGGATTAATTTCTACTTCAATAATCTCAACACTACCTTCTTTAAACTTAGTAACAGTTTCTACAATTGCAGTTGCTAAATTTATATCATCATCAGAGGGGTCGTTTGCTTGTGTTATTGTTTGTCCAACCAATTCAAGAGAATCATTTACTGCTTGAGGTATTGTTTGTGTACAACGAATGAAATTTTGTGATGACCACTTTCCACCCGACACTCGTAGCATATCATCTACCGGAGTATAAATTTCTGATGATTCGTTAAATAATAATCTAAAGAACGCTTTGTGAGCCCTTGCAGTTCCTTTTGCACGATATAATGATTTAATGTTTTTAACTAGTTTTCTTGTATCTACACTACTATGAGTATTCTTTGGAATTGTGTTAAGAAATTCCTCTTTCATCTGAACTAAGAAATCACTTATCGTATGGTCGGGGTCGGAATAGTTTAGAAGTTGTTGAAGATTCTCTACTGGATTAGCACGATACTTAGCAACTTTTGCTGTGGCGCCAGAAGTTCCACCGGTTACAGTTTCTCCTGTAATCCAAGCGTTGTTTGCTGAAACGAATAATCGGGAATTAGTAGTTACATCTTCTGCGAGAACAGTTGATGTAGCACCAGATGTTGAACCTGTGATAACTTCGTCTTTCTGAAAAGAGCCGGCAGTAGCATTTTGTTCACTAACGACTCGTCCGCCATCATCCAAGTTAAATACATTTGTTCCGTCAAGTAATAGATAATTGGTATTTGATGTTTCAGTTTCTAAAATAATATTATCAATTGATGTAAATGTATCTAAGTTTAACTCGGCAGACTCCATGAAAAGGAAATAAGACGAAAGAAACTCTGTAAACTTAGGATGTTCCGATAATACAAATTCAGGTACTTGCTGTTTAACAAGACTAGATAATTTTCTTTTATTTGTTTTATACTTTGTGGCCATTATTACTCAGTATATTAAGAATAACTGCTAGAGGTCGTATAAGCTGTTCCCGCTTGTGAACTACCGCTCGCAATCGCATCCACTTCGCCAGTTATAGATGAGTTAGATGTATCGATAGACAAAATCTGATTTCTTACAGGCACAATATCATTAGAACTTGGTATGGTAAATACTCTTACCTGTGTACTAGCAGCACCATCAACATTTGAAATGCTTGTTAGGTGGGCGGATGTTAAAATAACTTCGCCGGTTGCATAATCAACTGTACCGTAAGTTGAGTCTGTGTAAATTCTTGTTGTACCACTTAGATAGTAAACTCGTAAATTACCATTGCCGTCATCATCAAGGAAATGCTCACTCGCTGAATCATCATCATTGATTTTGAATCCTGTTGAAGAAATAATACCACCAGCAGATTTATTATGTTCGCTGTGTGGATTATAAAATGCGTTGTTGAAATTAAGTGTATACTTCAGCGCTGAATTTAGTGTTGGTGTAAAATACTTGTACATCTTAACGGTTGTGATATTACTTAAAATAGATGTATCTGCACTATTGATGTTTTCAATTAGTTTTGAATATCTAAACATACCAGTAAAGTTCTCCAATGTGTCGGCACCATAAATTGCAATCTTACTTAGCACATTTGTTTGAAGTGTTGTTACATCCTTGGTTGTTATGCCGGAATTATATTTGAAATTGACAACAAGCGTGATGTATGTTGTTTCAGGGTCTATAATAATAGGTGTTACTGAAGCAATAGCATATTTCTTTAAATTTGTTATAATACTTTCTTTTGTTTTAACTGTTAGATTTGAACCAGATTTTGCTTTGATGGAAATATAAACTTTACCATAATCAGGCGTTTCTGCATCTTCACCACCATAAACTTGAACTGATTGTGCGTTTGCATATAAATCCTTTACTAAAACTTTATAATCTTCAGCTGTAACTGCTCTATCTTGTGCAGTATAATCTCTCGGTGCATTATATTTTATTGACGTAATTGATTCAAGTCCAGTTCCGCCGGATGCATTACTAGCGGTTGTAACTGTTGCACTTGGAAATCCACCAATTGTTCCTGATAAGACAAATGTAGTAGCACCATTCGGAGCATCTCTATTACAATTAATGTATTCTAATATAATAATATTACCATCAGCAACTGACTTACCTAAAACACCATCTCCAAAATAAACTTCAAAACGACCGTTCTCAACTTCTTGTAAAAAGTAAACTTTAGAAGTTGAATCTAATTCTGTAATACCGGTTGCTAACGTGTAAGTGCTTGTTGTTGAATCTGAAGAAGATTCCTGGACTTTAACAGTTAATGTGGTTGTATCAACAGTATTGTTTGGTACGATAAATCGTTGGTCAATATCAGACGTGTTTACTGTATATTTGTAATTTAGATAAGAGCCTTCATAGACCGTTAGATTACTAAATTGAAAAACACCGTCTGTTGGTGTGATACTTACATCAGCGTTATTGACAAAACTATATGATTGACTATCAACAGTTGTCGTAAATTTTGTTCCTCTTGACATTGTAAGTGAAGAGCCTGTAGCACCATTAACTAGAACATTAAGAACTGCTGTTGAAGCTGTACAACTTGTTGGAGTGTATCCAACTTGTTTTGCTAGTGATACAACACTTGAACGCAAATCGGCACTATCTAAATACATTTCGTTTGCCAACATATTAGCGTTGTATGCCAAATAGTGTGTATTGTATGCTAGTGTGTCAAGAAGTACAGACATACCCGAACCTTCAAAGTTATAGTCTGTAAATTCGTCTTGTTGTGATAAAAAGGTTTTTAAGTTTGCTTTGATACCATCAAAGTCTAATTCTGAAATTTCTAGTTTAGTTGCCATGTTATCTTAATCTCTCTAAAAAGGATTCTACTACTACTTGGTTTGGATGGTTCTGTACATAAAATGTTATTTGAACAGAATATCCATTTCTGTCTAATTTTGGTTGTGAGTTTACTTCAACCAATCTACATCTTGGTTCGTAATTATTAATTAAGTTCTCAATTTGTTTTGTAATTGCATGACTCATTTGAGGACTCATCAACTCAAACAACATTGCTCTCAGATTAGAACCAATTTCGGGGTGAAAAGGTTTTTCGTAATGATTCGTATTAATTAAATTTCTTACACTTCTTTTTACTGCTTCAATATCTGTTATTTTTTGAATATCTTTCGTGGCAGTATTTTGTTGAAAGCCTAAATTCAAGTCCTTATAAATTTTAGAACTTCGTTTACTTTCATTAGTTTGTGTGGCGTCATACCTTGACATTTAGCAACCTCTCCGTTATGTTTATATTTATAACGGTTTTTTATGTTTTTCTAACCACCTGCAAATACATTACCTGAACCACCCGTAATAGCTCCGCCATCACAAGCATCTCCTATTCTTGCAGTAGGTTTACCATTAGTAAAAACAGTACCCGACCCAGCAGATATAGATGATGTGTGGGCCGTACAAACTACAGGGTCACCTACCGGTATATCATGCGAAACAGTAGGGTCACCTAGGCGTTCTACACCTTTACCATTACAAAAAACATCTCCCGATGGTCCGGTAACGGTTGTCGTGCCATCACACCCATGACCTGTAGTTGTAGCATCACCATCTCTAGTTACGCCTGGCATTATTTCTCCTCTTCAGGAACAATAACTGTTCCTTCATCAATCAATCTTTGTCTATTTTTTAAATGTTGAGCTTGAACATCTTCTTTGCTACCGCCAGTATATGGAACAGCGTGTCCTTCTTCAATCAATATTGAGGCACAATGGTCACCAGCAGTTGTTCTAAAGTTTCCAAGAACACGACCAAACTTGCCT